CTATCATATCCGGATTTATCTGGATGATACTGTAGTACTAATTTTTTATAGACTTTTTTAATGTCATCTGCAGTACACTCTGCGTCCAATCCGAATAGTTGAAATGGGTCGATATCTAACGAAGAATTGTTAACAGTAACCCGTATGGTTTCTACTGGTTTAGTTAACATAGGAGCAACAACTGGTTTACTTTTTTTAAGCTCATTGATTTCTTGTTTAAGCGATTCTTTGGATTGTTTCTCTTTTTTTAAATCTTCTCTAATCTTTTTATTTTGTTTTTCTAAGAGAAGTTGTTTTTTCTTGATTTCTAAAAGATCTTCTTTTGATACCCCGGAGGAAGCTTCATTGCCCATCTTATTTAAAAGAGCAAGAGAAATAATTAAATTGTTTTCCCTAATTAAGGATGACTCCTCTTCTACAATTTGCGGGGTACACAATTGTCGCATCTGTTTGCGCTTTCCTAAAATTATTTTATAAAACAAATAATTATGACCATCTTGTTATTCTTGGTCTTGGTTTTGCATTAAGCGAATTTCTATTACGCCTTCCCACAAAAACCCTAGGTTTAGATATATTGGGGTTATCTGTCTATTCTATGCAAATTATTTGGATTAGCACAAATGTAATAATGAGTGCATTATTAAGTGTAATCATTTATGGAGCAGAAATGACAATGCATCGATTAGCTGGCATGTTGATTATGTTATTTGGAGTATCCATTGTACTGGGTTAAATAAGTTTAATAAAATATAAATTATAGATAAATGAATTTTCCAGTATGGTTAGTTGATCAATTATCTAGTCCTTATTTTAGCGCGTTTTTTTCTGGACTAATTACATTTATTTTTATGTACATTGATTCCAAAATTACACGAACGGAAACCCATAGAAGAACGTATACTAAAAATGTATTACTAGTAGCAATTTTAACTGGAACAATTGTATATGTCCTTACTAATACTAGTCTGCATCCAAAAATATCTAAAATCGTAGAACAATCGGCAAACGCAATTTCTGGTGGTGGATCCTTAGAAACAGGAATTCACTATGATCCCTCTGATATTTTAGTTGGAGAGCCATCTTTTTAATATTATTGATTCTTACTATACAACCAAACTTATATAAGTGTATTTGTTTAGAAAAACCCAAAATATATAAATACGATATAAATTCATAATAATTAAATGAATTAATTGCGTTTTCGAAAAAATTATTTTCTTATGTATTAATATAAAAAAATGGGTGGTGGTTTAATGCAATTAGTCGCTTATGGCGCACAAGACGTTTACCTTACTGGTAATCCCCAAATTACTTTCTTTAAAGTTGTGTACCGCCGTCACACGAACTTTGCCATGGAGTCTATCCAACAGACCTTCAACGGCACGGCTGACTTCGGCAAGCGTGTCAGCTGCACGATCTCTCGTAACGGTGACTTGATCTCTCGTGTTTACCTCCAAGTAGACATCCCGGCGATCTCGATCTCGGGCTCGTCGTTCCGCTGGATCGATTCCCTTGGTCACTTCTTGATCAACACCGTTGAACTCCAAATCGGTGGTCAACGCATTGATTACCACTATGGTGATTGGCTCGAAATCTTCAACGAGCTAACCATCCCGGCTGGTCAAAAGAGAGGTTACCAACAAATGATTGGCAACACCTTGGCTCTCACCACGAACGAGTCAGCTGATGGCACCAGCGGTGACATCGAGAAGCCGCAAACGACTCTCTACATTCCTCTCCAATTCTTCTTCTGCCGCAACCCTGGTCTAGCTCTCCCCTTGATCGCCCTTCAATACCACGAAGTCGTGATCAACCTCGAGTTTGCCCGCGCTTCGCTCTGCTACATCACCGGTGGCGCTGGTCAATCCCCGATCCCGTCGATGTTGAACCCGAACTTGCAAAACGCCTCTCTCTATGTCGACTACATCTACCTCGACACGGATGAGCGTCGTCGCTTCGCTCAAGTCTCGCACGAGTACTTGATCGACCAATTGCAATTCACTGGTGAGGAAACCTTCACTGGCTCGACTTACAAGTCGCGTCTCAACTTCAACCACCCGGTTAAGGAGTTAGTCTGGGTCGTCCAACGTTCGGACGCTGTTGATGGCGGTGCCAACCAATGGTGCAACTACACGACTCAAGTCGCTCTCCAAGGACCGGTCGTTAACTACAACGACACTGGCTTAAACCAATGGTCGCAAAACCAATTCCCGACGAGCACCTCGTACGTCGCCGGTCTCTCGGATGCCGGTCTCTTATACGGTCGCGAATCGGGCTTAGCCAACCAATACATGGGCGGCAATGCTTATGCTGACTTGAACACCCAAGTCCCGAACCAAACCACCTCATTCGCTGGCGGTCCGGCTCAACAAATCCAATCGGCTACCCTCCTACCTGCTACCAACGATGGCACCAACATCGTCTACCCGCACGTGTTCGGTGGTCCGGGCGCTCAAGACTCGGTCTGGGCTGCTAAGTTGCTCCTCAACGGTCACGACCGCTTCTCGGAGCGCAAGGGCACCTACTTCAACTTGGTTCAACCGTACCAACACCACACCAACATCCCGGATTCCCCTGGTATCAACGTTTACTCGTTTGCCTTGAAGCCAGAAGAGCACCAACCGTCGGGAACGTGCAACTTCTCGCGCATTGACAACGCCACGTTGTTACTCAGCGTTCACCCGGACATTGCCTCGTCCAGCCTCACCAAGAAACTCCGTGTTTATGCCGTCAACTACAACGTGTTACGCATTATGTCGGGCATGGGTGGTCTTGCTTACTCGAACTAAATTGTTTGCCTTCTATGGCAAGCGTATTATATATTTTGTATCTGTATTGATATAAAGTAAATAGTATTTAATATCAAACTATTAAATCCTATCTGTTCCACACTTAAACCTCGTTGAAAATCGACATTTTTTTTATCGATTCATACAGAAATCTTTGCTACTGATAGATCAGGACCAAAATTAGGATGTGGTATATTGCTTATGCAATCGCGTAAGCAGACCGAAAAGGGTGGACACCATATTTCAATTGATGTTTGACTATAAAACTTGCTCCTCAATTTGGAGGATCAAAATTAGAACGTGGTCACAATATTGAACATATAAAAGCATGTTACTCAACGTTTAGATAATTAAAAATATAATGATTTTATAATATATAATAGTATAAAATGATTTTGACAAGTGTTTCTAATTGGGTGGATACATTCTATTTTTTTAAACTCTGAATTATGTCCCAAACATGATTATCCGATTATACTTGGTAATTATACAGATCTTAGTATGAAATTTATTTTTTATAATACAGAACAATTAACAAGAAAATGTGGATTAACCAAGATTATTAATATAGCAAAGCATGTGAATTGTATGGAAGTCTGGGATTATAGTAAAATAAATATTGAGTTATGGGCTAAACATAATATTACTGCTATTTATGTTCCTCCTGTTTCAACAGAATTATTTTTACTAAAGCTAAGAAAATATAGAGAACAAGGTCAAGTATACGATATTGGTTTTTCAGGAGGTCATACGCCAAGAAGAAACCATATCATAAAATGCTTAAGGGATCGTGGATATAAAATTAATTATATTTTTGATATTTTTGGTGATGATAGGGACAAAGAGTTAGCCAAATGTAAATTTTTATTGAATATACATGCAGATGAAGATTATAATATTTTTGAGATTGCACGATGTGAGCCCTGGTTAGCAATAAAAGTACCTATTATCAGTGAAAATAGTCTAGATAATGACCCTCGTTGTATTAATGTAAAATATGATGAAATGGTTAATCGTGTTATAGAATTTATAAAGTAAACTTCTTCTCTAAATTACGCAATGCTAATCCATAGCAAGCCACTCGATAGTTTGAACCTTTTTCTTGTACTAAACCATGTACTTGGTCATATGTTTTTTTCATCATTTTTGATAAATTAGTTAAATTATAATTCGCACAAGCATATCGATTTGACTTATTTTGTTCATATTCATAATAACTTACAATGACTCCCCCTGAATTCGTTAAAATATCAGGTAATACATCGATCTTACGGTTTTGTAAAATATCATCCGCTTCAAACGATAACGGACCATTTGCTGCTTCTACCACCACATTACAATCTAACTGTTTTGCAACATCTGCCGTAACTTGTAATTCTAATGCTGCCGGAATCACAATATCTGTCTTTACTTTCCAAAAATCAGAGATACTAATTTCGTTATCACTAAATCCTTTTATTTTTTTATAGGTGTTTGTATAATGGATTAATTCAGTTACATCAATACCATTCATGTTTTTAATATAACAACTATGATCTCCTACTGCTACTAGTTTGGCACCTAATTGATTCATATAAAATGCAGTATAATTTCCAACATTTCCAAAACCTTGTAGTGTATAAGAACAGTTTACTAAATCAACATTATTTTTACTAGCCCAATTACGAATAGTTTGTACCACACCATAACCAGTTGCTTCTGTTCTTCCTTTACATCCCCTGTTTTCTAATGATTTTCCAGTAAAATTATTCTTTTTATTAGTGATTCGGTACAATTCTCCATCCATCCAATCAATGATTTTTGAATTGGTCCCTACATCTGGTGCAGGTACATCCTTGTCTTCTCCAATTGAATCATGTAGAAGAGAAGCATAATTTTTTGATAATAATTCTAGCTCTTTTTCTGATAATCCAGATGGATCAATCTCTATCCCGCCTTTTCCACCACCTAATGGTAAATTATAAAGAGCCGTTTTATAGGTCATCCAAGCAGCTAATGCTTTACATTCATCCATATCGACACGTTTATTGAAACGAATACCCCCTTTATACGGTCCTAATAGGTTATTGTGTTGTACACGAAAAGCAGGTATTAATTCGAGTTTATTGTTTTTCATGAAAGGAATATTAATTTGTATAATTCTATTGGGTTCTTTCATACATTGTATCAAGTTCTTATTGATATCAAAAAAGGTAAGGGTCTTTAGGACCTGTTTTTCAATCGTACTATACACATTCATTTTATATAATAATATTACATTTATTTATAATAATGAAATACATCATTATAAATAGTTGCCTCTAATGGGTATCGATCCCACGACCTCCTGTTTACAAGACAGGTGCTCTACCATCTGAGCTAAAGAGGCTCATATAGTATTTGTATTTTACTTTTATATTACTTTTTTGAGTTAAAAGGTATTATAATTGTATCCTAATAATTCTTCATATGACTTCTTATATTTCTCTTTATCTAGATTACGCAACTTTACATCCACTCTATTACATACATCAAAAATTTTAACAAATCCAAGTGGTGACATATAATAAATTCCATTAATACATGAACCTAAAACACGATGACCATATAAATCAAATGGTTCCCTAATTTCACACTTCCATTGTCGATAAGCTCCATAGGGAAACATAAACATACACCATTTTACATATGGATATTTAATTAATGTATTCAATGTAGTCATACTGTTATCATATGAATACATGTTATCTTTAATTCTTTAATTATTCATTGCGGCAAAAGCAACCGTCGTTTTAAAGATGCTATCCGGAACCAATGAAATCGTATCAATGCCTTCTTCTAACAAGAACTTAGCAAATTCTGGCAAATCACTCGGTCCTTGTCCGCAGATACCGATCTTGACACCATGATGTTTACATGATTTAATAGCAGAACTAATCATTCTTCTAACCGCTTCATTGTTTTCATTACCGATATGTGCTAGTGCACCGGCATCGCGATCCAATCCTAAGCATAATTGTGTCAAATCGTTCGATCCAATGGAAAATCCATCGACATATTGGCAAAACTGATCTGCTAAAATAACATTCGATGGAATCTCGCACATTAAGTAAACTTTCAAACCACTAATACCACGCTCCAATCCAAACTCTTTCATAACGTCTAATGTCTTTTTGCATTCATCCACAGTACGGCAGAATGGTAACATCACAATCACATTCGTTAGTCCCATGATTTCACGAACATAACGAATGGCTTCACATTCTAACTGAAAGGCTTCCTTGAACTCTGGACTATAGTATCTAGCACAACCTCGGAAACCCAACATGGGATTTTCTTCATTAGGTTCATACAAAGCTCCTCCTAACAAGTCTTTGTATTCATTAGACTTGAAATCACTAAAACGAACAATTACCGGTTTAGGATAAAAGGTTGCTCCAATTCTAGCAATACCATATGCCAATCGTTTTACATAGAATTCACGAGGATTCGAGAAACCGCGGCTACGAAACTCAATCTCGTTTCTCATCTCTTTCGGGATTTTTTCTAAATTTAGAATGGCATTCGGGTGAATACCAATCGTATTGGCAATAATAAATTCTTCACGTGCCAATCCGACGCCAGCAACTGGCAAGTATGCGTGTTTAAATACACTTTCTGGATTACCAATGTTTAACATGAGCTTTGTATGAAGTCCATCCAGAGAAGGTAATTCTGCTAAATTGTATTCTTTTGTTTCATATGCCATTTTACCACTAAAAACTTTACCGGTATCTCCTAAACTGCAACAAGCAGTAACCTCCATATCATTCTTTAGGACCTCAGTTGCATTGCCACAACCAACAATAGCAGTCTTACCTAATTCACGACTAACAATGGCAGCATGAGAGGTACGACCACCTTTATCCGTAATAATTGCACTAGCTTTCTTCATTAATGGTTCATAGGTTGGATCGGTATATTCAGTAACAAGTATATCACCTTCTTGGAACTCTTCACTATCACGAGTATCCAAACTAAAAATGAGTTTTACCTTTCCACTTCCAATAGAACTACCAACTGCTACACCGGACAATAATTCAGTTCCAGTTTCAGCTAATTTGTATTCTGTATAGGTGTTCTTTCCAGATCGACGGCTATGAATGGTTTCCGGGCGCGCTTGAACAATATATAATTCGTTGCTTAGACCATCTAGCGCCCATTCTACATCTACTGGACACCAACGACCATACTTTTGGTTATAATAGGTTTCGATTTGAACCACCCAATTGGCAAGTTGAATGACACGAATATCATCTAGACAGAAACGATTTTGTTTAAAAGATTCGACATGAACAATTTTGGTTCTACGATCAGGTTCATCTGCATAGACCATTTTATCGGTCTTGTCACCCAAATGCTTATCAATAATGGATTTAAAACCTTGTTTTAAAGTGGATTTAAATACTAAGAATTCATCTGGTTTTACTTGACCACTTACTACCATCTCTCCTAAGCCCCAGCTGCCATTAATGCACACTAAATCACGGAAACCGGTATCTGGATCAAGTGAGAATGCAACACCACTACTTCCTAAATCACTACGAACCATTTTCTGTACACATACACTAATTTTTACAGGAGCGACAAATTTAAAGGTCTTGCGATAGCAAATTGCACGATCGGTATATAAAC